TTGGTAGCCGGTGCTGCTGGCCGCGCCGTAGTCGCCGGTGCTGCTGGCCGCGCCGCGGGTGCCGGTGCTGCTGGCGGGCGAGTCCGGGTCGATCGGCTTGCACCGGCTCGTGGTGTACTCGATCGCCGCCTTGACCATGCCGACGATGTCGAGCTCAGCCTTGATGGAGATCTTGCGGCTGGCAACCTTAGTGTCGCCGCTGTCTCGGCTCAAGTCGCCCGACTGCTCTACCATGGCGAAGCGGCTCCCGGCGGGCGGGTAATAGCCGAACACGTCAAGCGGGTACTCGCAGGCATGAAAACCGCCGGCGCAGGCCTCGACGTCGCCCTCGTGTTCATAGGTCTTGCCGAGTTCGTACTGGAAGCCGCGGCACTGCAGGTCCTTGTCAAAGCCCTTGTAAGCCACGATCGCCTGGTCGGCACTGGTCTTCGTCTTCGTGCTCGCCATGGCTCAGCCCTCCGCACCACCGCGAACGACACCAATACCGATCACCACGATCGCCAGCCACACCGCACCGATGAAAAGCATGAACTGTCCCATCCCGCATCTCCGAAATTGTCGATCCAGGTTGTAGTAAAGCATGCTTTATTTAAATGCGCAAGTATGCTTTAGGTCAGTCCTCCAGTACTCGAGCCAAAACCTTGGTCATCACCACGGCGGAAAGCCGCCGGGAAGTGGTGAAGACCCCGCTAAGTTCGTACGCGAGTTCTCCAGTCGGTAGACGTTCGATAACGATCGTGTCTCTGCTTGCGCTGTCGAGTGTTGCCTTCTGTGAGTGACCCCGTCCGGCTCTGAAGGCGTGCAAGTCCACAACATCCGCCATGAAGCTCTCCGGTGCCCGCCGTGTGTCCGGCGGTATTTCCTGAGCTATCGACATAGCGGCCGCGCAATTGCCGTTGGACCCCACTTCAGAGGGGTGCAGATTTGTCTGCAAATGCCGTCGAGGCTGCGCGCCGGAAACAAAAAAGCCCGCCAAGTGGCGGGCTTCTGTATTCGGTGGCGAGCGTTAGGACGCCTTTCGCCGGCGATGCGGGCTCTCGTCGGCCTCTATCACGCCGCGGGGGGGCGGGCGCCCCCAGTCGTCCTGGCACTCAAGGCTCGCAGCCAGGAACGCCGCAACCACCGCGTCCAGTCCTTCCTTCTGCTTGGGGGTCAGGCGTTCGTACTCAGCGCGGCTGGCACGGAACGGCCATGCCTGCGGCACTTCCGCTTGCGCCTGGGGCGAGCCGGCTCCGGTGGCCAGCCAGTACGCATCGACTCCAAGGAAGCGCGCCGCCTTCACCGAATTCTCGGCAGTCAGCGCCTTCGTCTTTCCGAGCAACACCTGCGACACAGCCTGAACGCTGATGCTGAGGTCATCGGCCAGGTCTTGCCGATCCTTCCCGGAGAGGTCGAGAGCTTGGGCGAGTCGTTCGCCATAGGTGCTTGCCATGGCGAAAGCATACTTACATGCCACTAAAGCATGGTTGCCATCTTCGCTAAAGAATGCTTTAATTCCCGGCATGGAAAAGTCCAAGGCAACAGCCCTTCTAGGTGGAACGACGTCGGCAGCCGCCGAGGCGATCGGCATCTCGCCGCAGGCCTACTCGCAGTGGCCTGACCAGTTGCCCAAGCGCCTGGCGGACCGCGTCGTCGCGGCCATTGCTCGTCGGCACCTTCCTGCGTCGCTCATTGGTGTCGAGGAGACGCATGCCGCGACTTCTGGTGGCCGTGCCGGGGGCTGAGGTCTTCCTCGAGAACAAAGACCAGCAGTTCGAGCTGCGAGAGCAGGCGGCGCGCCAGTTGCAGACACGCGAGCGCGGCCTGTCTCTGGTCCATCGAGGAGGCCACCGGCCCGTATGGCCTTCCTTCGCCTGTTGCAAGCCACTTGGCTGAAACACCGAGGACACGGGCAATCGCATCGGTATGGCGGCTTCCACGGGCATTGCGGTTCGGGTTGCAGAGGTAGTTGACGGACTGATGGCGCATGCCGACGCGCTCGGCAAGAGCGGCTTGCGATAGGGGTGGATTGACCTGGGCCATCGCCCAGCGCAGTCGATCACTGTAGGTCTGCATGCGCCCGAGTGTGTCATCGGTCGCATGCAGATGTGCCTGCTGTTTTCCTGCAGAGGCGTCTGCAGGGCTGGACGCGGGAAGTCATAGGTCGGCTCGTTTTGTTGTTGTGAAGCGAGTCTAGGAGCCGAGGAGGAGAGAGTCATGCGAAGCGAGTCGCAAGAGAAGGGCGGAGCGGAGAGATGCTGAAACGACTGTATGCCGAGCTCGTGCTTTGGCTGATCCGGCCCGGAATTGAAAAGGCGCTCGAGCCCGACGGGCTGATTTGGTCGGAGTTCGAGCGAGGCGGGCCCGGCGGCGCGCAACTCAGCGTTGTCCGGGTCGGTGAAGTCGTCGCTACCGCAACGGCGGCTACGACAGAGGATTTCAGGCAGGGCGGACCTCTGTCTGGCCAGTAAGGACGGGGCGAACCACTCAACCGGACATGCTGAGCGATGAAGAGGATCACCGGAGCATTGCAACAGTCAGGCACACAAGCGCTGCAGCAAATAGCGTTGCTTGCGCGGCGATTAGCTTCGCGTGTCCTCTCGGAGGCAAACGCCTTATCGCTATGGGTTCCGCCGAATCATTTTGCCGAGCGACTTCCGATAGTTTTTTTGCCAGGGCCCAGTGATGCAGCGGCGCCATCACGATCTGCCATTGCACGAGGAAGCCAACGAGGACGGAAGCGAGCAGTAAGAGCCAGCCGGCCTTCGTTGCCATGGATGCGGACGCTGCGAGGCTCTTTCCGTGCAAGCCAGCGAGGAGCGCGAGGCAGCCGGTCGAAGTAGTCAGAAGTGTCCTTGTAAATGAATGCAGCTCGATCACGTGTTCGTTCTTCAGCTGGCGCTCTAGTTCGAACTCCGACTTCGGTTCCATGCGTACCCCTTTCGTGGGTGGTTGAGAAGGTGAGAGATCTCGATTTTTTCACGGCAGCGGGTGCGCACCCAATACCCCCGGTGGGGCAGTTGACGACGCGGTCAGCTTCGACCGCGGGAGAGAGATAGGTATGCGAAACGGATCGCAGAAAACACTGATTGGCCTGGTGCGTGAGCACGTGAACGCGTGCCGCAAGGCTTTGGGATGGAGCCGGGAGGCGGTGGCAGACGTCATCGTCGAGGCGCACGAGCGGATCGGAGGGCCGGCCGCGACTGGCATTCGGTTTGAGCCGAAGACCACGGACACGTTCGAGCGAGCTAAGGTCAATGCCGATCGCATCTTCCGTTGGTTGGACGACGACTCGAAAGACACCAACCTGCTGCCGGCGAATTTCCTGCCGTCAATTCTGGCCGGTCTGCCGGTGGAGGAGCGCATCGCGCTGCTGAACGACATCCTCGCACCGGTGGGTCTGACCGTCCGCCGGATGAACGACGGCGCCGGGCTGACCCTGCCGGCGGCGCGGCACTTGGTGCAGATCGCGAAGGAATCGGCCGAGGCGCAGTGCTCGATGGCTGAGCTGATCGACGGCGCGACGCTGGCCGAACTGCAGCGCGCCGAACGCGAGCTCGCCGAAGCGGAGCGCGTCTACCAGCGGGCGCGCGAGGACGTGAGCGCGCAGCTGAACAACCGCCTGCAGGTGGTGGCATGAACCTGCGCCATCTGACCGAAGGCCTCGTCTACCGCCTGCCGAGCGGCAAGCGTGCCAAGTTCGCGCGCTACGTCGCCCGGACCCGTGCCTACGTGTTCGTCTACGAAGACGACGGTAGCGACATCCGGGACCGCACGGTCCCGCTGACCGAGCGCACCGCGGCGCTGGCCGTACCGGAGCTGGGCCAATGATCCACGAGCTGATGCCGCGCCAGGCGGTCCGGGAGGCGGGCGCCGAGGCCTTCCGCCGGGGCGCGAGCGAGGACGACAACCCGCACTGGCCGCCGGGCACCGACGCCTATCTCGAATGGCTGTCCGGCTTCAAGACTGAGCAATACAAGGCCGCAAAGGCCGCGTAGGGGAGGGAAGGTGGAGGCGAAACGGAAAGCGACCATGGCGGAGCGGCGGCATATGGCTGCCGTCGCATCCCTCGGATGCATCGTCGACACCCTTGAGGGTAACCCGGGCGTCCCCGCGGAGATCCATCACATTCGGACTGGGACTGGCGCTGGACTTCGATCGAGCCACCTACGCGTCCTGCCCCTCTGCCCGCTTCATCACCGAGGGCGCCTTGGCATCCACGGTCCACTTGGGCGCGGCTTTGTCGCCCATCTGGGTTTGACTGAGCTTGATCTGTTGGTGCTCGTCGAGCGGGCCCTTGAACTTCAATCTGTGCGGGCGGGTGCCGCCGCCGTAGGGAGATACGCATGAATGGAAACGATGCCGCTCGGCGGATGAGGGTTCCCCGCTATGCGGTGGATTTGCTCTATGCGGCAAAACTGGTCGCACACCCGCCTGTTAATGCAACCCCGGAGTTGCTGGGCGAGTATCAGGCTGCGCTTGTGCGCGCAGTCTCGGCGTTCGAAGAGGCAATGCCCGTGAAGGACGGTGTCATTCAGGAGTCTGAGTCGTGAGCCAACTACTGCATTCCACAGCCAGCCCCTCTGTTTCGGAGGTTGTCCCCGTGTCGAATCGCCGCATCGGCGGCAGTGAGATCCAAACGGTGGACGCCCGACTGCTGCACGCCCTCCTTGAGGTCGGCAAGGATTTCTCTACTTGGATCAAGGACCGCATCGAGCAGTACGGCTTCGTTGAGAACCATGACTTCCTTGCCGCCCAAGAATTGAGCTCCCCGAAATCGGGGAGCTCAATGGCGCGCCCTCAGCGCACCATTGCCTATTACCTGTCCCTCGACATGGCGAAGGAGCTTGCCATGGTGGAGCGCAACGCGAAAGGCAGGCAGGCTCGCCAGTATTTCATCGAATGCGAGCGCCGAGCCAAAGCGAATGTCGTGAACCTGCACCAGGTTATCGATGATCCGAGCGCACTCCGTCAGGTCCTACTCGGATATACCGAGCGCGTCATCAAGCTTGAGAGCCAGCTGGAGGCCGCTCAACCCAAGGTGGATTTCCACGACAAGGTCTGCGAAGCCGTCAATGCGCAGTCTATTGAAGAGGTCGCGAAGGTTCTCAGCACGGGTCGAAACCGCCTGTTCCGCTGGCTGCGGGAGCGTGGGTTGTTGCAGAAGTCGAACATTCCCTATCAGGAATACATCGATAGGGGCTATTTCCGTGTGATCGAGCGCCAATACGTTGATGGCCGCGGTGAATCGCATACCTACACGAGGACCTTGGTAACTGGGCGCGGCCTTTCGTACATCCAGCGCCATCTGGCGGAAGCGGTGGCGGCATGATCCAGATTGACGCATCGCGCCGCCAGGACTATGCTATCCACGTTGCCGAAACAACGGCACACGGGATTGGCGTCCCGGAACTTCCAGGCGCACAAAAGCCGCGCCCGCACATCATGCACGCGGCTTTTTTGTTCGCAACGCTCGCGCTTGCCTATGGTGGCGCCGGGCGGGAGCCCCGCGAGGGGCGCCGGTCCTGGAGTCCGGTACGCCAATCCCGCTCGGTTGCCACCACCCCGATTGGCGTCGGGGGGTGGCGGTATCAACCGCACTCCAGGAGTCGAGCCATGGCGAACAGCGCCCATGGTGCGCGCACGCGCACGTCTGCAGCATCCAATCCCGAATCCCCCAACGCCCGTGTCATCAGCTTCCCGAGCTCGCTCTCCGAGCCGGCGGTGCAGGGCCGTCTCCGCGGCCGTTTGCCGCGCTCCATCCCGCGCATCCCGACGATTCTGCGTGAGCGGAGGTACGCCGAGTTCAAAGCCAACCTCCAAACCGACGAGCAGCGGCGCGACGAGCTGGAAGACGCACTGTCGCGGGACTACATCCGGATTGTCCGGCGCTCCGATGGCACCCGAAGCGTTTCCTTGGCGGGTCGGTACATGGACGACCACGGGTATGCGGCGGAAGCCCTATGGGACGTCATGGAGGCTCTGGAGCGGTGGTATGGCGCTCGACTTCCTCAAGTCAGCACCGCTCGGCCGTTGGCCCCTGTGCTTCGACTCATTGCCGGAGACTGACCCATGGACTGGTTTCGTTGGTGGCACGGGTCCCTGACTGATCCGAAGTTCCAGTGGGTGGCAAAGAAGTCTGGCCAAAGCCTGCCGGTTGTCATTTCTTTCTGGGTTGCTGTTCTTGAGCACGCGAGCACAGTGACGCACGGTGACGCACGTGTGACGCACGGTGACGCAGGTGTGACGACTGGTAGTGAATCTCCAACGCGAGGGAGCATTGCCGGGCTCGACTGCGAATCCCTCGACGTGCTGTTTGATCTGGACGACGGCGCTTGCGCGGCGATTCTCGCCTCGATGGAAGCCAAGGGTTTGATTGCAGACGGTCGGGTGGCCAATTGGGAGCGGCGCCAGCCAAGTCGCGAAGACTCAAGCGCAGAGCGGACTCGCGAGTATCGAGCACGCAAACGTGCCGAGAAAGCTGGTGACGCTGCGACTCACAGTGAAACGAGTGGTGACGCATGTGTGACGCAGTGTGACGCAGGTGTGACGCACTGTGACGCACCAGATAAGAGTAGAGAAGAGGAGATTAGAACTACAGATACCTCAGTGGTACATGAGTGTGAGAGTGCGTCGACTTCGTCGACGCCGCGCGCACGACCCAAATCGAAGTCGAGGAAGACGCCATTGCCGGCAGGGTTTGCCGTCAGCGACCGCGTCGCGGCTTGGGCGGAGGACAAGGGCCATCGCGACTTGGACCGTCACCTGGAGGCGTTCGTAGCCAAATGCCGGGCACGAGGCTACCAGTACGTCGACTGGGATGCCGCCTTCATGGAAGCCATCCGGCAGGACTGGGCTGGACTGGGCAGGGCGCGGGATGCGCCGCGCGGCCAGAAGTTCGATCCCGTTGCCTACGTCAACCGAAACCGCATGGTGAACCCCGATGGACATGACTCTGCCTCCGTTATCGATGTCGAAGCGAAGCTTGTGGCTTGAGCCGCATCCCGCGCTTCGCATTCCATTGATCGATCACCTGTTCAACCGCCTGGATGGCGCCTACCCGATCCGGTGGCGCTCGGCATTCGCGGACCCGCAATCAATTGCCAACTGGCGCGAAGCGTGGGCCGAAGCCTTCGATGAGGAGGGGCTGACTCCCGACGACGTTAGAAACGGGCTCAAGGCCTGCCGCAAGCGATATGACTGGCCGCCCTCGGTGTCCGAGTTCATTAAGGCCTGCCGTCCTGAGATCAATGTCGATGCGGCGCTGTACGAGGCCACGCAGCAGTTGCGACTGCGGGCCGAGGGGCGCGATCAGTGGAGCAATCCCGCGATCTACTGGGCGGCAATCAAGGTGGGCGAGTTCGACATGCTCAATCTCTCGCATGGCGCGCTGGTCAAGCGGTTCGGCGCGGCACTCGATGCGGTTCTTGCTCAAGACCAAATCCCTGACGTGCCGGCCCGACTTGCCGCTTTGCCCGCCCCAGGCCGTGCTGTCGCTGCGCCAGAACGGGTGGAGGCGGCCGTCAAGGAAGTCAGGGCGCTCCATCGTGTCCCAGGTGACAAGCGTTGGGCGCAGAGGATCGTCGATCGGGATCAGGCGGGCAGCAAGGTCCCCTACGGCGTCCTTCAGATGGCGCGTTCCGCGTTGGGTTTGGGGATGGCATGACCGGACTGTGGGGAAAGTGGGGAAATGCGAACGGACGAAGAGTATCGGCACGAGTGCGAGGCAAAGCGATTGGCGGCTCTGCCGAATTGGCGGGTGACGGACGAACTTCGAGCGGTGGAGAAGGCCCGGGGTTTGGTCGAGGCGCAGCGGCTGGCGGCAACCATCCGGGAGCTTCGCAAAAAGGGAAGAGCAAATATCGAAACACCCGTGTATCGCTGAATGGCATGAAGTTCGACAGCCGGAGGGAGATGGAGCGGTACTTCCACCTCCGGCAGATGGAGCGGGCGGGGCTGATCAGCGGGCTGCGCCGGCAGGTGGTGTACGAGCTGGCGCCCGGGGTGGTGATCCAGGGGCGGAAGCGGCCGGCGCTGCGGTATGTCGCCGATTTCGTATACCGGGACGGCGAGGGGCGCGAGATCACCGAGGACGTGAAGGGAAAGATCACCGAGGGGTACAGGATCAAAAGACACCTCTTGGCGGTGATGGGGATCGAGATCAAGGAGGTCAAGTGAAGGTGCATGGCGTGGTGGTGCCGGTGGCGGCCCTGGAGGAGGCGAAGCGCTTGATGGCGCGCCGCAGCCGCTTTACCGCGAACGAGGTCGAGATGGTGATCCGCGGGAAGCTGATCGACGATATGGACATCGTCACGGCTGGCGACGTGGCGTTCCGCGCGGCCGACCGGCTGCTGCAGCAAGAGCGGAAGGCGGGCCGCATCGTCTTCATGTCCGGATCTTGGCGCAACGTGGGGGAGGCCTGATCATGCGCTGGACGCCAGAAGACGAGGGGAAGCTGCGTGAGCTGTATAGCCCGACCAAGACGTTCAAGGAAATCGGCGATCAGCTGGGGCGATCGAAGGACGCGGTGCAGATGAAGGCGGCAGAGCTGGGACTGGGCCCCAAGCCGTACAAGGGGTATCGCTCCACGATTTGGCCGCTGATCGAGGAGATCTGCAAGGACGGCCGCGCCCGCACGGTGCACGAGCTGGCCGCGCTGACTGGGGCATCCCGCGTCGCGATCGACCGACTCATGAAGGACCGCCACGACGATGGCCTGGCTCACGTTGCGGACTGGTTGCCGACCGAGCGCGGGCCCAAGGCCCCTCTGTGGCTGCCGGTGCCAGGCAAGGACGCCAAGAGGCCCAAGGCGACGACTCCAGCCGAACGCCAGGCGGCCCGCATGCGCCGGATGAAGGAGGAGGATCCGCTGCGCTACAAGGCGATCATCGACCGCTGCACCATCCGGCGGAAGCTGAAGAAGGGTCTCGTTCTCGCGCATCAGCATCCAATCGTCCATGCGCTGTTTGGCATGGGTGCGCCGGCATGACGGCCGAGGTCAAGGGCGGCGCGCTGGCGAAGCTGGCCGGCATCTGGTGCCGGGAGCCGGGCTTCTGGGACTTCCTGATGCACCGGACGGGCGAGCCGGTGTACAGCGAGTCGACGGCGGCCGCGGTGGTGCGCAAGCTGTGCGACGTGACCAGCCGGGCGGAGCTGGACAGCGTCCCGAAGGCGGAGGCGCACTTTCACGTGCGCGTCAGGCTGCCGTACATGCGGTGGATGCAAGGAGCGAAGCGATGCGATTCGTGATCGTCGTGGCGGCGGCTGTGGCCTGGGGCGGCATCTGCCAAGCGATAGGCGTGCCGACTATCCCGCTGATTGCCGGCGGGGCGGTGATTGGTTGGGTGTTCGGCAGGTTGGTATAGGGCGGCAAGGCAGGTATGGGTTTGACAGGACGGGGAGATCAGGGAATGAGGAACGCAGTATTCGCCGACACGCGGCAGGCGCTGTACGTCGCGCACATGGTGATGGCGCTGCCACCGCGGCAGGGTTCGCCGTTTCGCACGTCGCTGATCCGGATGCTGGAGGGCGCGCCGCGGCTGACCGCCACGCAATCTGACTGGCTCGAGCAGCTGCGCGGGCAGCCTGGCGACAGCACGGTCAATTTCAGCGGGCTGACCTCCGATGAGGTGCGCGGACAATGTGCGATGGTGGTGTCAGCCGTGGACTCGAAGCTGCCGGCGCCGGAGCGGGCAGTGATCCGTGCTCGCTTTATCCCGGCCGAGTACGAAGAGATGGTGCGCGGCGACAAGTACAGCCGTCGGTTCTTCTACAGCCGCGAGCGCGTCGACGCGATCCGCTACCTGGCCGACTGGCTGGCGCCGACAGTCACCGCGGTGAGCCGCGATGCGCTGGACTTCCTCGTCGCCAAGGCATTCGCCAACCACCAGAAGCTGGTCATCAGCTATCGTCAGCTGGCTGATCAATTCGGCGGCAACCACATGACCTATGCCCGCGCCTTCGCGACCGTGCGCGATCGCATGCGCCAGCTCGAAGCCGTCGCGGTCGATCGGCTCACGCCGTACTTCGAGGCGAGCGGCTTGATTGAAGTCATCGTCGAGGCCGCTTGACGAGGTGCTGTTACAGCAGTACCATATTTTTGTCAGATTGCAGAAGTGCCACCAAAGCCCGCCCGGTTCACGCCGAGCGGGCTTTTTCGTTATCGGAATCACGATAACGGCCCTCAGCCAGGCCGCTTGCCGTTATGGCTCTCCCCGTGTCATGACGAAAAGCAGGTAGGCGGTCTGGCTGAGGGAATGCGCGAGAGCGCCGCGGACTGGCCGCGAACTGGGGAGCCAGTGCCTGCCAGAGCTGGCTGCAGGAGATCGGCATGGCCGACTTGCTGCGGGGTGGCTGGGCAAACAGGCGGAAGGGAGTCATCCCCTCAAACCTTTGCGGCATAGCGCAGTGGAAGCGCGTCGGGTTCATACCCCGGAGGTCGTTGGTTCGATTCCATCTGCCGCAACCAGTGTCTCCTCCCGCCCGGCGTCGGCCGGGTTTGCCTGGCCATTGCTGGGCATTTTCTATTCGTGGGGTTGTGATGCGCGGTCTGATTGTTCGACTCTTCGTTCTGCTCACCGGCAAGACGGAAGCTCAGCTCGGCACGGAGTGGTTCTGGTACTACTTCCTTTACCGTTCGCGCGCTCGCGCCTACTGGCGGGTCCTGACCAGCTGATGGCCCGGGCTCGCCTCGGGACGCTTGCGCCGCGCGTTGCCGCTGCGCCGCGGCGGCTGCAGCAGATGCAGCCCGGCTCGTGGCGGTCCAGCGATCAATCATCCTCGCAGCGAGGCTACGACTACCGCTGGCAGAAGGCGCGGGCCGAATGGCTGCGCGAGCATCCGTTTTGCGTGTACTGCCTGCGTGAGCTGCGCATCGCCAGCGCCACCGTGGCCGAGACCATCCTCGAATGCGCGGCGCGCGGGGTGCCAGTGCCCTACGGCAATGTGGTGGACCACATCAAGCCGCACCGGGGAGATCAGGCGTTGTTCTGGGATCGATCGAACTGGCAGACCCTCTGCGCCACCCACCACAGCCGCGACAAACAGCGGCACGAGAACGAATCAGCGAGCGTGCGATGACGTGCACGGCTGGCACGATACTTGTCCAGCTCCACTCCGCACTTTAACGACATAAAAACAAGAACGCGAAGCACGGCGAGGGTTCTTGTGCACCTTGTTGGTGCGACCATGGAGCAGGGGGTCAGGCTCGTTGGGCTGGTAACGAGAATGCGAACCGTTCTCGTCTGCGTGTTGCGTAGGCGCAACATGTGACGGGAGGGGCACCCGAAAGTTCGGGATGCGAACGGTTTCTAGACCGCCCGTTCCCTCACGCGCAGAAAATTTCCCCGCTGGCGAAATTTGTTAAAGCTTTAACATCCCGGCCGCTTTAAGAAACGGCCGCAACTGCTTGTGCGGTAAGAGGTTTCGGCGGGCGAGATGTTTAACATGCGAGCCGCTGTAGAAGGCATTTGACATGGCGCTAACCGGCAAAAAGCAGAAGTTTGCCGAGGCGAAGGCCCGGGGGCTGTCCAACAAGGACGCGGCGATCCGCGCGGGGTATAGCGCCAGTTCCGCGGCGGCCCAGGGATCCCGGCTGGCGAAGGACCCCGATGTCGTCGCACACCTCAATCGGAAGGCCAAGGCCAAGTCGACGAGGAAGGCAACGCCTCCCGTCAAAGAAGCGCCGGTCGATCAGCGGCAGCCGCCGCGTGAGCCGGACGCGCTGGACGAAGAGGCTGCAATCGCGGCTTTCGACTGGGAGCAGGCCACGCGGTTCTCGGACCCGAAAGCCTTCCTCAAGGCAGTCATGAACGACATGGAGACGGAGCCCAAGCTACGCGTCTTCGCTGCCAAAGAACTGATGCCGTACTTCCACCGGAAGCTCGGCGACACCGGAAAGAAGGAAGAGCGAAAGGACGCAGCAAGCAAGGCGGCGAGCGGCCGCTTTGCCGCGGCGCCTCCGCCTTTGCGCGCCGTGAAATAACGATATGGAATGGTCTACCGCATGTCTGGACTGGGCTGAGCGCCTGCAGTCGGGGCGGTCGATCATTCCGCCGCCAATCTTCCCGGATCAGGCTGAACTGGCGCTGTCGATCTTCAAGGAGTTGCGCATCGTCGACGCGCCGAATAGCCCTACGTTTGGCGAGGCGTGTGCGCAGTGGGTGTTCGACCTGGTGGCGTCCATCTTTGGTGCCTACGATCCAGAGTCGGGGCGGCGGCTGATCACGGAATGGTTCGTGTGTCTGCCCAAGAAGAACTCGAAGTCCACCATCGCGGCCGGGATCATGATGACGGCCCTGATCCTGAACTGGCGGCAGTCTGCGGAGTTCAGCATCCTGGCGCCGACCATCGAGATCGCGAACAACAGCTTCGGTCCGGCGCGCGACTTTTGCTCGGAGCGTGTTGACGAAGAACTGAACGCGCTGATGCATGTGCAGACGCACATCAAGACGATCACACATCGGGAAAGCAATGCGACCCTGAAGGTGGTCGCGGCCGACTCTAATACCGTTGGCGGAAAAAAGAGTGTCGGCACCCTCGTCGACGAACTGTGGCTATTTGGCAAACAGGCTAACGCCGAGAACATGCTGCGCGAGGCAATCGGTGGCCTGGCGTCGCGGCCGGAAGGCTTTGTCATCTACCTGACGACGCAGAGCGATGACCCTCCTGCGGGGGTGTTCAAGCAGAAGCTGCAGTACGCACGTGACGTGCGGGACGGGAAGATCGTCGACAAGAGTTTCGTTCCGATCATCTTCGAACACCCGCCGGAGATGGTGAAGCGAGGTGACCACCTGAAGGTGGAGAACCTCGCGATGGTCAACCCGAACCTGGGGTATTCGGTCGACCGCGCATTCCTTGAGCGTGAGTTCCGCAAGGCTCAAGAGGGTGGCGAAGAATCATTCCGTGGCTTCATGGCGAAGCACGGGAACGTCGAGATTGGACTTGCACTTCGGTCCAACAGTTGGGCTGGCGCTTTGTTCTGGGAACAGCAGGCACGGCCCGGGCTGACGCTGGCCGAACTGATCCGCCGGTGCGAGGTGATCGACGTCGGTATCGACGGCGGCGGCCTCGACGACCTGCTGGGCCTCGCCGCAGCCGGCCGCGACCGCGAGACGGGTGAATGGCTGACCTGGTGCAAGGCATGGGCGCATCCGGCTGTGCTCGAGCGCCGCAAATCCGAAGCGTCAAAGCTGCTGGACCTGCAGAAGGTTGGCGAGCTAGTGATCGTCGAGCGGATCGGAGAGGACGTCGAGCAGCTGGCGCAGGACGTGAAGCTGATCTACGACGCTGGCCTGCTGGACAAGATCGGGGTGGACCCGAGCGGCATTGGCGCCGTGCTCGATGCGCTCGCCGCCGCCGGCATCCCCGAGAAGAACGCCAACGGCGACGACATGATCGTCGGCATTTCACAGGGCTGGAAGCTGGGCGGCACCATCAAGACGACCGAGCGAAAGCTGGCGGAAGGCACCCTCTGGCACGGCGGTACGGCACTGATGAACTGGTGCGTCGGCAACGCCAAGGTTGAGCCTAAGGGCAACGCCATCCTGATCACGAAGCAGGCCAGCGGCACTGCAAAGATCGATCCCCTGATGGCGCTGTTCAACGCGGTGGCGCTCTTGGCGCTGAACCCTGAAGGGATGGGCTCCATGGATGACTGGCTGAGCAATCCCGTAGTGGCGGGCCACGCATGAAAATCCGAAAACCGACGAGCATTGCGGGCCGCGTCCGCGCCGCGATCGATGGCATCGTCAGATCGTTCTCACTGACGGATCGCGATCTGTACATCGATCGCAGCATGGTGAGCGAGGCCGGCGTGGAGGTAACTCCGAAGGCGGTGATGCAGTTGGACGCGGCATGGAGCTGCGTCCGCCTGATCTCCGAGACCATTGCGACGTTGCCGCTGTCGATGTTCGAGCGAACCCCGAACGGGAAGCGCCCGGCACCGCAGCACCCCCTGCACTTCGTCATTCACGACCAGCCGAACGTCGATTCGACGGCCTCCATCTTCTGGGAGGCCATGGTGGCGGCCATGCTGTTGCGCGGCGCTGGGAGGGCGGAGAAGCTGTATGTCGGCACGCAGCTGGTCGGCCTGTCGTTCCTGGATCCGGACAAGCTCGTGTGCAACCGTGACGCCGCGGGGCGAAAGCGATACAGCTACCCGCGTCCGAATGGCGAAATGCGGGAGATTCCGGAGTCCCGCATATGGACGATTCCAGGCTTTACGCTGGACGGAGTGAATGGGGTATCGGTGATCGCCTACGGCGCCAAGGTGTTCGGCTCGGCCATCGCCGCGGACAAGGCTGCTGCCCAGACGTTCAGGAACGGACTGCTGCAGACCATCTACTACAAGATGGCCGGCTTCCTGAAGCCGAGCCAGCGCGCCGAGTTCAAGAAGAATCTGGCGGGCACCATCGAGCGCGGCGAGGCACCGCTGCTCGAAGGTGGCACGGAGGCCGGGACACTGGGGATCAAGCCATCTGATGCCCAACTGCTGGAATCCCGCGCGTTCTCGGTGGAGGCGGTCTGCCGGTGGTTCCGTGTGCCGCCTTGGATGGTCGGGCATACCGAGAAGTCGACGAGCTGGGGCACCGGCATCGAGCAGCAGATGATCGGCTTCCTGACCTTCACGCTCGGCCCGTGGCTGCGTCGCATCGAGCAGGCGATCAGTAAGGACCTGCTGAAGCCGGCCGAACGCGCCCGCTACTACCCCAAGTTCGCCGTCGAGGGACTTCTGCGGGCTGACAGTGCCGGCCGCTCGGCGTTCTACGCCGCGATGGTGAACAACGGCATCCTGACTCGCGACGAGGTGCGGGAACTGGAAGACCGTGAACCGATGGGCGGCAACGCCGCAGTGCTGACCGTGCAATCCGCCATGACCACGCTCGACACGATTGGAACCCAGAGCGACGCGAACCAAGCCAGGGCCGCTATCCGCGCGTTCCTTGGCTTCGACGACGACCAGAAGAAGGACTGACCCCCATGAGCAAGAAGACGCTACCGGGTGCGCCGGAGGGACGCCCCTGCGCCGGCATTTCGAGCCAGCTGCAACCTCGCGCCCTGGATCGTTGGCACGCCGGGGTGCGCGCGGCCTCTGACGCAGACGCCGAACGGACGATCAGCGTCTATGACGTCATCGGCTACGACTACTGGTCGGGCGAGGGTGTAACGGCCAAGCGCATCGCCGGGGCGCTGCGGGCAATGGGCGCCGGCCCGGTGACCGTGAACGTCAACTCGCCCGGCGGTGACATGTTCGAGGGGCTTGCCATTTACAACCTGCTGCGCGAGCACGATGGCGAAGTGACGGTGAAGGTGCTGGGCTTGGCGGCATCGGCGGCTTCCATCATCGCCATGGCCGGGGACACGGTTCAGATCGCGCGCGCCGGTTTCCTGATGATCCACAACGCGTGGGTGATGGCCGTGGGCAACCGCAACGACCTCATCGAGGTCGCGGAGACGCTGAAGCCCTTTGATGACGCGATGGCTAGCATCTACGCCGCTCGCACCGGCCACGACATCAAGGCCATGGCGAAGCTCATGGACGCCGAGACATGGATCGGGGGGCAAGCGGCCATTGACGACGGCTTCGCCGACGAGTTCCTTCCTTCGGACCAGGTGAAGAAGGGAGATGGCAAGGCCAGCGCCTCGGCCGTCCGCCGAATCGAGGCTGCGCTGCGATCGAGCGGCATGCCGAAGTCCGAAGCGATGCGCCTCATTAGCGAATTCAAGTCCGGCTTGGGCGATCCGGCTGGCAGCGGTGAGGGAGATCCCACCGAACGAGTTGGGCTAGCGCCTGACTCCCTTAGCAGCGCCGCGGCACTGGCCGCGTCCCTCACCACTATTCATTTCTGAGAGGAAATCACATGCCGCAACTGGAAAAGGACATCGAGTCGATTAACGCCAGCCTGAAAGTCGTCGGCGACCAACTGAAGGCGCAGGCCGAGGAGGCTCGCAAGAACGCCCACCTCAGCGAAGAGACCCGCGCGAAGGTGGACGACCTGCTGATGAAGCAGGGCGAGCTGCAGGCGAATCTGCAAGCCGCGCAGCAGGCGCTGGCGAAGCTGGAGGCCAACGGCGCCGGCGGTGACGTGCAGCACCAGTCGTTCGGCGAGCAGTTCGTGAACAGCGACGAGTTCAAGGCTTTTGCCAGCAAGACGACCCCGCGCGGCCGCGTGGACATGACCTACAAGGCTGCCATCACCACCCTGACGACCGACGCGGACGGCTCGGCCGGTGATCTGGTTGCCCCGACGCGCCTGCCCGGCATCATCGCGCCCCCGGACCGCCGCATGACCGTGCGCGACCTGATCACCCCGGGCCGCATGGACGGCAATACGCTCGAATACGTGAAGGAAACCGGCTTCACGAACAATGCGGCGCCGGTGGCGGAAACGGCCAAGAAGCCGGAATCCACCATGAAGTTCGACCTGGTGAGCACCACGGCGAAGGTCATCGCCCACTACGTGAAGGCATCGCGCCAGATCCTGAGCGATGCGTCGCAGCTGGCCAGCTACATCGACGGCCGTCTGCGCTATGGCCTGGCGTTCAAGGAAGAACAGCAGCTGCTGAACGGCGACGGCACGGGCCAGAACCTGCTGGGCATCATCCCGCAGGCGACCGCCTACGCTGCTCCATTCACGCCGGCGGCTGCGACGGTCATCGACCAGATCCGCCTCGCGATGCTGCAGGCAGAACTGGCCGAATACCCGGCAACCGGCATCGTCATGCACCCGACGGACTGGGCGCGCGTGGAACTGACGAAGGACAGCACCGGCCGCTACATCATCGGCAATCCGCAGGGCGTCATCGGCGCGACGCTGTGGAACCGCCCGGTGGTGGCCACCCAGGCGATCGAGGAAGACAAGTTCCTGACCGGTGCCTTCCGTCTTGGTGCGCAGGTGTTCGATCGCTGGCAAGCCCGCGTTGAAGTCGCCACGGAGAACGAAGACGACTTCGTGAAGAACCTGGTGACCATCCTCGCCGAAGAACGTCTGGCCCTTGCGGTGTATCGCCCTGAAGCCTTCATTTACGGCGATTTGGGCAACGTCACCGAACCGTGATGGGATGGGCTCAGCTTCGGCGGAGCCCAATCCCAAGGAGACTGTTATGAAGATCAAGTTCAAGGCGCCGGACCCGCGTGCCGGCACGGTCGTTCAGATGGACAGCAGCCGTGGGCAGCACTTCATCGACACGGGCGCCGCGGTGCTGGTGAAGGACGACGACAGCGCGGTTGCGCTGATTCACGAGGACGGCCAGTCTGGCGACAGCGCGCCGGCTTCGGACAAACCGGCGCCCGTTCCGCGGGCCAAGAGGGCCGCAGACTCGAAGAAGGGCGCCTGACATGCCAATCCTCGACCTCACTCTGGTGAAGTCGCATCTGCGGGTCACGTGGGCGTCCGAGGATCAGCTGATCGGCGTCTATCAGGCCGCCGCCGAGGGCGCGGCCGCCTCGTTCCTGAACCGGAAGGTGTTCAAGGACGAAGCGGAACTGCTGGCGGCTGTCGAAGCCGGGACCGCAGGCGACGACCCCATCATCGCCAACGCCGAGATTCAGGCGGCCGTGCTGCTGACGGTCGGGCACCTTTACGAGAACCGCGAGAACACCGTCGTCGGCCTGTCCGCTGTCGAGCTGCCGCACGGCGCGCGCGAGTTCCTGCAGCCGTACCGCGTGGGGCTGGGCGTATGAGGGCCGGCGCACGATCGGCGCTGGTGGAGATCCAGCGCAACGTACCCGTCCGCGACGAGGCCGGGCAGCCCATCTCGTCGTGGCAGACGGTCGCCACGGCGTGGGCGGATGTGCGGCACCGTAGCGGCATGGAGGCCATCCGCGGCGACGCGCCAGCCTCGGTGGTGCAGGTCAGCGCCCGGCTTCCGTATCCGGTGATGGCCGAGATCCAGATCGACACCGGCATGCGGCTGCTGCACGAGGGCGAGCGATACGACATCCAGGCGGTGCTGCCGGACCGCCAGAAGCGGCAGCACGTCGACCTGGTGTGCCAGCTCGTACCGGCTCGCGTGGAGTAGCGCCATGTCATTCGCCTTCGACGGCGACCTTGCCGCCTCGCTGGACAGCCTTGAGGAGCGGCTGGTCTCTGAGATCGTCCGTCCGATCGCCCGGGCCGGCGCGCTGGTCTTCTACGAGGAAGCGCGCCGGCTGGTGCCGGTTTATCAGGGCGCACCGATCAAGCGGCGAAACGGCGTGCAGACGCGCCCGGGGCAGCTGCGGGACGCGATCTACCACGTCTACGCAGACCGCCTGTCGAGCGACCGCCGCGCGGTGTACCAGGTGAGCTGGAACGCCAAGAAGGCGCCGCACGGGCACCTGGTCGAGTACGGTCACTGGCGCATGAACAAGCTGGTGAAGACGCCGACTGGCTGGGCGGCCACAACCGAGCGCCTGGCCACGCCAGTCCGCGTGCCGGCCGTCGCCTTCATGCGGCGGTCCGGCGACCGGGCCGAAGCGGCTATTGAAGCCATGCGCAAGCGCGCCGCGGAGAAGATCGCGGAGGTGCTGAACGGTGTGAGCAACACCAGCGGAGAGTATTCATGACGGTGGAAGGCGAACTGAGCCGCGCGCTAGGCGGGCTGGTCGGCGACCGCGTTTATCCCGACACGGCGCCGGACGGCGCGCAACTGCCGTTCATCGTCTACCAGCAGGTCGGCGGCACGCCGTTGGAGTTCTTGGCCGGTGTGCCAGACAAGCGTAATGGCCGGTTCCAGATCGAAGTCTGGGCCAGCCGCCGCGCCGAGGCTAGCGGCCTGATCCGTCAGGTGGAGGACATCGTGCGGACTGACCCGGTGCTGCTGGGCACGACGCTGGCAGGCGCGCTGGCCACCTATGACGACGTGCTGAACTGGTACGGCGCCCAGCAGGATTTCTCCATCTGGTTTTGAGTTGACGCCCGTTCGGGCGCTTACCCACAGCCCGCTGACGCGGGCATTTTTCGTTTACGGAGCCAACTATGTCGGTACGTCTTCCGAACGGTTCGATCTTCGCCATCGCTTCCGCGCTGGCCGCCGCGACCACCGTCACGGCGATGAGCAACGCCGCCCCGCCTGTCGCCACGGCGGCGGGCCATACCCTCGTCGATGGCGACATCGTGACGATCGCCTCCGGCTGGACGCGGCTCGACGGGCGCATCGGTCGCGTGACCGATGCCGATACGGACGGCTTCGCGCTGGAAGGTTTCGACGCTACCAGCACGCTGAACTACCCGCCGGGCAGCGGCGCCGGCTCGGTTAGCAAGATCAACACCTGGACCGAGATCCGCCAGACGCTGACCTCGACCAGCCAGGGTGGCGAGCAGCAGTTCTACACCTACTCGTTCCTCGAGGACACCGGCGACGACAAGCAGATCCCGACCACGCGCAGCGCCCGGTCGATCACGCTGACGATCGCCGACGATCCCACGCTGCCGCAGTACGCCGTGCTGAAAGCGGCCGACGAAGACCGCGAACCGCGTGCCATCCGCTTCCTGCTGCCGAACGGGGACGCCATCTACTTCATGGCCTACGTGTCGATGTCGGACATGCCGACCACCACGAAGAACGAGGCCATGGCGATCACGGTCACGCTGTCGCTGCTTGGCAAGCCCACCCGCTACAACGCCGCAGGTGCCTGATGTTCAAGATCAATCCGAATCCCACCTTCACCGCCACCGTCACCATTCCCGTACCTGGCGGCAAGCCCGAGAAGCTGAAGCTGACCTTCCGGCACAAGTCCCGCGACCAGGCGAAGGATTACTTCGACCGCATCGCCAAGGAAGCGGCCGAAGCGATCGAGTCTGGCGAGAGCGACGACGTCGCGCGCGAGCGGCGTGCCCTCGAAGAAATCGTGGCCGGCTGGGAGGACGTCGACCAGCCGTTCTCTGGTGACGCGCTGGAGCAGCTGCTGCAGAACTACCACGGCGCGGCCACGGCCATCCTCGACACCTACACGACCGAACTGAACCTCGCGCGCCGGGGAAACTGATCGCGGCGGCCCGCCGGATGTATTGGCGGGCGCCGCCGGACGATGAACTGGCCGCATTCGGCCTGAAGGTATCGGACGTCACGCCGCCTGACGCTGAGGTCTGGCCGGAGAACGCCACCGCGCTGGACGTTTTCGTGCAGATGGGCACGCAGTGGCGCGTCGGCGCGGGCGGGCCGGTGGGGCTCGACTATGGCGTGCTGCCCTTCGTCATGCGCATGAGCGGCGTGCCGCCGGGCGAGCGCGGCGAGGTATTCGAGGCGATCCGCGTCATGGAACACGCGGCCCTGCAGGCAATGAGCGAGGAATGACATGAGCGAGGTAGTCGGGAAAGCCACCCTACAGGCGGATGCCGACGTCTCGGGGATCAAGGCCGGATTCGCGGAGGCGAAGAAGTCGGTTCAGGACTTCGAACAGGCGGCCGCCAAGTCCGGGCAGAACACCTCGCGCAGCGTGCGGGGCATGGGCGATGCAGCCCGCGAAGCCTCCGACCGCATGGATGCCGCGGCGCGCCGGTTCCTGCAGTCGCTCGAGCGCCAGGCGGACCGCGCCGGCAAGACGGCGGCGGAGTATGCCGCGCTGCGCGCCCAGCAGCTCGGCGTGAGCGATGCGGCGGCGCCATTCGTCGCCCGCCTGAAGGCGGCGGAGGCAGCGACCGATAGCCTGGGCATTTCTGCCCGTCAGACGGCCGCGGCGCTGCGGATGGTGCCGGCCCAGTTCACCGACATCGTGACGCAGCTGGCCGGCGGCCAATCGCCGCTGCTGATCCTGACGCAACAGGGCGGCCAGCTGAAAGACATGTTCGGCGGGATCGGTCCGGCCGCGCGGGCGCTGGGCGGGTATGTGGCCGGCCTGATCAATCCGTTCACGCTGAGCGCCGGCGCCGCGGCCGCGCTCGCCTTCGCCTTCGAGAAGGGCTCCCGCGAGTCCACTGCCTATCAGCGCGCGCTGATCTCCAGCGGTAACGCGGCCGGCGCCACGGCGGCGCAGCTTGCCGGCATGGCGCAGCGGATCAGTGAGACAGTCGGCACGCAGGGCGCCGCGGCAGAGGCCCTGACGCAACTCGCGGCTACCGGTCGCATCGCTGGTGAGCAGTTCGAAAGCTTGGCCAGCGCCGCGCTGGCGTGGCAGAAGGCCACTGGCACGGCCATCGACGACACGGTCAGGCACTACGTCTCGCTTGGCGATGAGCCTGTGAAGGCGTCGCTGAAGCTGAACGAGCAGTACAACTACCTGACCTTCGCCGTCTACGAGCAGATTCGCGCGCTGGAGGAGCAGGGCCGCAAGGACGAAGCGGCCGCGCTGGCGCAGCAGACGTTCGCCGACGCCATGTCGCAGCGCTCCGACCGGATCATGCGCAGCCTTGGCCTGCTGGAACGCGGCTGGAACAGCGTCGCCGGCGCGGCGAAGAGCGCCTGGGACTACATGCTGGGCATCGGGCGCCCGGATACGCTGGCCGACGTGCGGCGAAATATCGCCGATGTGCAGGCCGAACTGGCGAAGATGGGAGACGGGTCGGGCTTCGGCTCGACCGCCGGTGGGGCGGCCACGGGCGATGGCAACCGCCGCCGTGCCGGTGCGCTGGCCCGCCTGCGCGCCCTGCAGGCTCAGGAGCAGGCCTTGCAGGCCGATGCCGAGAAGGCCAAGGCCGACGCCGACGCCAAGGCCGCCGAGCGGGAGAAGATCGCCGCGCAGCAACGCCTGGATGCGCAGGAGAAGGCAACACGCAGCCGTGCGCAGCAGCGCAAGGAGGAGATCGACCAGCTGAAGCGTGACGCCCAGACGCTCGGCCTTGCCCAGGACGAATACAACCGCCGTGTCGCCCTGATCAACGAGAAGTACAAGGACCCGAAGGGGCCGCGGGCTCGGGCCTATACCGAGGACGCGGGCACGCGGTTCCTTGATCAGCTGCGTCAGCAGCAGGCGGCCCTGCGGGCCCAGTTGCTGGATACCGACAAGCTGACGGCGGCCGAGAAGAAGCGCGCCGAGTTCGAGCAGATGATCGCGGACATCAAGTCCAAGAAGGTCTTGACGGCCGACCAGCGCAGCCTGCTGGCACGTGAGGCGGAGATCCGGGCCCAGCTCGAGCTGAACGTCGCGGCAGATGCCGAGGTGGAAGCGAAGAAGGCGGCCACAAAGGAGCAGGAGAAACAGAACCGGCTGCTGGAGCAAGCGCGGACGCAGGCGGTTGGCATCGAGGCCCGCATCCGCGAGAACGCCGCATCGCGCGCCGAGCAGTACGACCGACAACTGGCCGTGTTCGGGCTTGGCAGCCAGGCCCGCGAGCAGCTCGCGTCGACGCAGTCGGTCTACCGCGAGTTCGACCGCATCCGCACCGACTGGATTAAGACCATGTCCGAGAAGGGCATGGTTGGCACGGACCTCTATGTCGAAACGATCGATAAGATTCGCGACGCCCAGCAGGCGGCGGTGGAGCAGGTCGGCCAGTACTACAGCGACCTGCGGACGAAGCAGAGCGATTGGCGCTACGGCGCGCTGGCCGCCATGTCGGACTACCGCGACTATGCGGCAAACGTGGCGGACCAGACGGGCCGGCTGTTCGGCGGCCTGTTCCAGGGACTGGAGGATTCGGTCGTCAAATTCGCGATGACGGGCAAGCTCAGTTTCGGCGACTTCGCCAAATCCGTGATCGCGGACCTCGCGCGCATCCAGGCGCGCGCGGCGATCTCGGGTCTCGCACAGATGGGCATCAACTTTGTGGGCAGCCTGTTTGCGGCGGGTGCCGGAGCGGCGGCCACTTCGGGCAGCGCCTGGAACGCGTTCAGTACCGGCCCCAGCGCTGCGGCCTACACGTCGACCACCGGCGCCACCGGCACAGGGATGTTCAGCAACCCGACACCGATGTTCGGCGGCTTCCGCGCCGGCGGTGGCAACGTCGAAGCCGGTAAGGCGTATGTCGTTGGCGAGAAGCGGCCGGAGGTGTTCGTGCCGGCGCAGTCTGGCCGCATCCTGCCGAGCGTGGGGGGCGGCGACATCTACGTCAGCACGCAGGTGAACATGCAGGATGGAACGTCGCAGACGCAGGTGAACGGCGGTGATGCTGCCCTCGGAAAGCAGGTGGGCGACATGGTCAATGCAGCGGTGTCCGACCGCCTGAATCGAGAGATGCGCCAGGGCGGCCTGTTCTGGAGGATGCGGATGGGGCAGGCATAAATGGCGATCGAAACCTTCAGTTGGCGTGCCGCCGGGCCAAGTGCGCAGGGCGATGTGACCCTGCGCACTCGCTCCGCCCAGTTCGGCGACGGCTACAAGCAGGTCGTTGCCGACGGGATCAACAACAAGCAGCAGACGTGGCCGATGAAGTTCGTCGGCGACGTGGTGCGCATCCGCGCGATTATGGATTTCATCGACCGGCACGCCGGCTACAAGTCCTTCTACTGGACCCCTCCGGGTGGGGTCCAGGGTCTTTATCGAATCGCGCAGTACACGCCGGCCGTCGAGGCCGCAGGCGTGTACAGCTGCACCGCAACCTTCGAACAGGCATTCCATCCCTGATATGGCAAAGCAAACAATTGGTCTCGGTACCGCGCCAGCGGGTACCGACGGGGATACCGTTCGCTCGGCCTTTACCAAGGCCAATGCCAACTTCGACGAGCTGTACACGCGCACGCAGGGGAAGCTGACCAAGAGCATCGCAGGAGGCGCCGGCACTGTCGCGCTCACCGCCGCTGAGGCGTTGAACGGCTTCATTGATCTGACCGGCGCCATCACCGGCAACAAGGTGGTGACCGTGCCGGCATCGCCGTCGATGTCATGGGCGGTGCGGAACGCGACCACGGGAAATTTCACGGTCACCTTCAGAACGGCTACCGGAACCGGCGTGGTTGTCCCACAAGGGATGACGCAACTGCTGGCCTCGGATGGCGCGAATGTCGTCAGCGCGGTCGGTCAGCTTCTCGATGTGAGGGTTTTCACCTCAAGCGCGACTTACACACCAACGCCAGGAACGCGATTCGTGGTCTTGGAGATGGTCGGGGGCGGCGGGGGCGGCGCGGGCTCGCCTCCGACGAACGGGTCGCAGTACGGTGCCGCCGGTGGTGGTGGCGGCGGCGGATATATGCGTCTCCTTCTGCGACAGAATTTCGCGGGGAAGGCTGTCGTGGTCGGCGCTGCCGGGGGCGGTCAAACCAACGGCAACGGCTTTGCTGGTGGGGCGACCACGTTTGGCGGAACGCTGATTGCAGCCGGCGGCAGTGGCGGGGCTACTGGACCCGTGACGACTGGTGCAGCGCTTGTGGGCGGTGGTCAAGGGGGCGGCTTCAACTATCCGGACCTCGCCTCCACATACAACGGGACCGCTCTGGCGGCGGCATGCGGGAACACCGGCGGGGTCAGCTTCGCGATCGCCTCCCAGGGACTGGCCGTGTCCGGGCAAGGAGGCTCGTCGGTCCTGGGCAATGGAAGTTCAATCTATGACGGCAACCCGGCCACCGTAGGTGGTGGCGGTGGTGGCGGCGTGGCCGGGCCGAATGCGGGAAGCGGGGCGTCGGGGAAGCCCGGCGGCCCTGGCCTTGCAATCATCTACGAGTACGCATGATGACCAATCGGTATGCTCAGGTCGCGGACGGTCGTGTCGTCAATATCGTCCTGTGGGATGGCGGATCTCCGTTGAAGACCGACAACCCGCTGATTCCCATCCCGGACGCCGCGCCGGTCGCAATAGGATATGGCTACGCGAACGGCACCTTCACGGCGCCCGCTGAGCCTGCGCCGAGACCCGCGACGGTGGGTGAGATTCGTGCCGCCATACAGGCACACATGGACCGAAAGGCCCAAGAAATGGGCTACGACGGCATCACCAGCGCCGTCACGTATGCGGACGAGCCGGCCGTGCCCAAATTCCAGGCCGAGGGTATCGCCTTTCGTGAGTGGCGGTCGCTGGTGTGGCAGGCCGGCTATGCGTACCTCGCGGAGGTCCAGGCCGGCACCAAGCCCATGCCGACTGTCGAGGAAGCCATCGCGCTGCTGCCGCCTCTGGAGTTGCCGGCGTGAAGATCGACTACGACATCCAGACGCTGGAGCCTGGCGAACGGGTGGAGTTGTTCGAGCTCGATGCCACCGGCATAGGCGGAGACCTGTTGCGCTTCCATGGGCATACGCAGGTCGGCCCGATCTGGTGGCAAGGCAATGAGTACGCGGCGTGGCCGATCCAGGGAAAAGGCTTCGCCCGGACCGGTGAGGGCCAACAGCCTACGCCGAGTCTTTCGGTGGGGAACGTCACCGGCGTCATCTCGGCGATGTGCCTGTACCTGCAGGATATGGTCGGCGCCAAGCTGACGCGGCATGTCACGCTCGGCAAGTACCTGGACGCGCGCAATTTCCCCCCGAAGCCTGGCGAAGGGCCATCGCTCGTGCTGGACTTTGCGGGCCTGATGGACGTGGGCAGCAACCCGACGCTCACGCTGGACTTCCAGGCGAACGCCTACCAGGCGGCGAGTCCGTACTACGCCGTATGGGAAGGGAACCCGGAAGCGGACCCGGCCGAAGAGCTGCCTACCGAGGTCTGGTACCTCGAGCAGAAGACCGAGGAGGACAACGTCTCGGTGACGTGGGAGCTGGCCAGCGCGCTCGACTTCGATGGCGTGCAGCTACCACGCCGACAGATCATCGCGAATGTCTGTCCTTGGCTGTCGATCGGCGGCTATCGCGGGCCGTACTGCGGTTACACCGGCTCGGCCTACTTCGACAAAGACGACAACCCGGTCGCTGACCCGGCGCTGGACCGATGTGGCGGTCGGCTACGGTCCTGCAAGAAGCGATTCGGCGAGAACAACCCGCTGCCGATCGGTTCTTTCCCGGCCGCGGACCTGATTCGATCCTGACATGCTCGTACCGAAATCCTTCACGGACCTGATCACGTTCTCGCGCTCGTCGGCCGGCTGGTATTACAACAGCGCCGGCGTGCTGGTGCAGGCAGGGGCCAACATCCCGCGGTTCGACCATGATCCGGCAACGCGACGTCCCAAGGGACTCTTGATCGAGGAGACGAGAACCAACTTGCTGCTTCGGTCTCAGGAGTTCGACAATGCCTCTTGGGGCAGGAATCGGCTTGGCGTGACGGCCAATAGCGCATTGGCTCCTGATGGCACGATGACGGCGGACAAGTTGGTGCCGACGGCCGAGGCCAATAGTCACGGCATCGGTCAGAACATCAACCTATCCGGCGCCGTGCAATGTACGTGGTCCGTCTTCGCCAAGGCCGCTGAGTATTTCTACGTTCGGCTTCGCCTATCCGACTCCGTCGGATTCCTCGGTGACGTGTTGGTGAACCTCAACACCGGCCAGATCGTCAATCCGAATCCCGCCTCGGCAGTGCAATACGTCGGGAATGGCTGGTATCGAATCTCGATGTCGTTTACCCCGAAGGCGGAGAGCACTTTTGTGGCGCATGGGGTGTGGGTGTATGACGAGAACCAGAACGCGAGCTTCGCCGGCGATGGAGTGAAAGGGGTGTACGCATGGGGCGCGCAGGTAGAGCAAGGTTACTTCCTGACCAGCTATATCCCGACCGCTGCCGCGCAAGTCACTCGAAACGCCGATTTCGCGAGGATCGCAGATCTCGCGAAGATGTACTTTGTGGGAGGGAAGGGGACGATGGTCGTCGAGGCGGATGTCGGTGCCTTGGGAAATGCGGCCGTGTCCGCCAACGCCTTCCCTCACGTGGCTGCCCTGACAAAGAACAACAGCATTGGCGCCGGTGACTATGCTGCCATGCGTCTGTCCCCAGCCACGCCGGTCGGCATCATCGGTAATGCCGGGGTCTACAACACCCGAAGCCTTGGAGATGACGCAGCCCCCGGCCAAGTACTGAAGCTGGCGCTGGCCGGCGACGGCAATGACATTGTGCTCGCCCGCGGTGGCGTGCTTTCTTCCCCATTCCCTGGCGGAGCATGGCCGACTGACGTATCCGAGCTGTGGCTCGGCTCTCAAGGCGGCGGTTCTCGCTTCTGGAACGGCTGGATCCGGTCGCTGCGGTACTGGCCGTATCGCCTCTCCAACGCTGAACTGCAGGCTCTCACGGCATGACCTTCCATGACTACTACCTGCGCGCCGTCAACGAGGCGGCCGCTGTGGATGCGCTCGCATCCGCCGGGCTGCTGATCGACGGTGAGCCGGCGCAAGGTGTTGCGCTGTCGGCCATCGGCACGATTTACGAGGGCGGGCAGTACGACGCCGAAGGTGAGGTACTGGCCGAGCCGGTGGCTATCCCGGGCTGGCACATCAACCTGCGGCTGGAGCGCGAATTGACCGCGGCGGAAACCTCTGCGCTGGCCGGCCTGCTGATCGACGCGCCGGCAACACCGATTCGAGTGTGGGCATGAACGCCGAGACGCTGAGCGCCGCGCGAGCGCACGCGCAGGCGGAGTATCCGCGCGAGGCCTGTGGTCTGGTCGTCGTGGTCAAGGGTCGAGAGCGCTTTGTCCCGTGCCGCAACGTCGCCGAAGGCTCGGAGCACTTCGTGCTGCCGGCGGAGGACTACGCCGCGGCGGAAGACATGGGCGAAGTTATCGCGGTGGTTCACAGCCACCCGGACGCGCCAGCCGCGCCGAGCGAGGCCGACATGGTGAGCTGCGAGGCGTCGGGGCTGCCATGGCACATCGTGTCCTGGCCCGCGGACGACCTTCGCACAATTACGCCGAGCGGCTACCAAGCGCCGTTGGTCGGCCGGCAGTTCGCGCATGGTGTGCTGGACTGCTACACGCTCGTGCGCGACTGGTATCAGCGCGAGCGTGGCATCACGCTGCCCGACTTCCCGCGCCGGGACGACTGGTGGCAGTACGGCGAGGACCTGTACATGCAGCACTACGCCGAGGCCGGCTTCGTCGCCGTGTCGCAGGACCAGCCGGAGGTGCCGGGCGACGTCATTCTGATGCAGCTGCGCGCGCCGGTGCCGAACCACGCCGGTGTTTATCTGGGCGACGGCACGATGCTGCATCACCTGCATGGGCGCCTCTCATCGCGGGACGTCTACGGCGGCTACTGGCGCGAGATCACCCGGTGTGTTCTGAGGTATCGACGATGAGCGAGAAGGTCCGAACGATTCGGCTGTATGGCTATCTGGGCGCGCGCTTCGGGCGCATCCACCGTCTCGCGGTGTCCAGCGCTGCGGAGGCGGTGCGCGCGCTCGGCGTGATGGTCCCCGGCTTTCATGCGGAGCTGATCAGCAGCCGCGACCGCGGCATCCGATATGCCGTGTTCGTTGGCAAACAGAACCTGGGCAAGGACGAGCTGGTGCTGCCGCCTGGCCGCGATGACATCCGGATTGCCCCGGTGCTGCAGGGGGCGAAACGAGGCGGCCTGTTTCAAACGCTCCTCGGCGTGGCGTTGATCGCCGCCGCGACGATCACAGCCGGCGGCCTGGGCGCTGCATTCACGTCGAATGGCCTTATCGGCGCGACCGCGATGATGGGCGCATCGATGGCGCTGGGCGGAATCGTGCAGATGCTGTCGCCTCAGCCCGGCGGTCTGTCGGCCAGCGACAGGCCGGAGAACAAGCCGAGCTACGGCTTCAATGGGCCGGTCAACACGTCGGCGCAGGGTGGGCCGGTGCCGTTGTTTTACGGCGGGCCCCTGACCGTCGGCAGCGCGGTCATCTCTGCCGGCATCTACGCCGAGGATCAGACCTGATCTGATCGCCCCTGATTCACCCTCCAGCCCCGCCATGTGCGGGGCTTTTTCATTAGTACGGCAATGCGCGCAGACATCATCGGCTATGGCGGTGGCGGCAAGGGCGGCGGCGGCGGCCGCGCGCCCGTGGAGAGCCCGGACAGCCTCAACTCGATCGCCTATGCCCGTGTGCTGGATCTGATTTCGGAGGGTGAGATCCGGGGGCTGGTCAACGGCCTGCAGAGCGTCTACCTGAACGAGACGCCTCTCATCAACCCTGACGGCTCGGCGAACTTCCAGAACGTCTCGGTTGCCTACCGGCTGGGCACGCAGGATCAGGAATACATTCCGGGCTTTCCGGCGGCGGAGAGCGAGACCGCGGTGGGCGTGACACTGACGTCCAGCACGCCGTGGACCCGGTCGGTCAACAACACCGAACTGTCCGCTGTCCGCATCCGGCTGTCCGTGCCGGCGCTGTCAAAGACCAACACCACAAACGGCGACATCACCGGCTACAAGATCGAGTACGCAATCGACCTGGCGACCGATGGTGGCAGCTTTCAGCAAGTCATGTCGTCCGCCTTCGACGGCAAGACGACCAACAAGTACGAGCGCAGCCACCGAATTGATCTACCGCCGGCGACCACTGGCTGGACGGTGCGCGTGCGCCGTATCACGCCGAACGCGAACAGCGGCACGATCGCCGACATCACCATCGTCGAGTCGATCACCGAAATCATCGACGCGAAGCTGCGGTACCCGAACAGCGCAATCGTCGGCATTCAGATCGATGCCCGCCAGTTCAACTCGGTGCCGACCCGTGCTTATGACATCTATGGGCGAGTCATCCGGGTGCCGAGCAACTACGACCCGGAGAGCCGGACCTACGCCGGCACCTGGGACGGCACGTTCAAGGTGGCGTGGACGAACAACCCGGCGTGGGTCTTCTACGACCTCGTGCTGAACCCGCGCTACGGTCTGGGCGATCGCATCAACGCGGCGATGGTCGACAAGTGGAGCCTGTACCAGATCGGCCAGTATTGCGACGAGATGGTGCCGGACGGGAAGGGTGGCCAGGAGCCTCGCTTCACCTGCAACCTGTACCTGCAGACGCGCGCCGAAGCCTACAAGGTTCTGCAGGACATCGCGTCGATCTTCCGCGGCATGTCCTACTGGGCGGCCGGCAATGTGATTGCCGTGGCCGACATGCCGAAGGACCCGGTCTACACCTTCACCGCGGCCAACGTGGTGGATGGCAAGTTTCGGTACGCCGGCACGGCGCGCAAGGCCCGCAAAACCGTGGCGTTGGTCAGCTGGAACGACCCGTCCGACTTCGGGCGCGCCAAGGTCGAATACGTGCCCGACGAGGAGGGGATCGCGCGTTACGGTGTGCGCGAGACCGAAGTCACGGCCATCGGTTGCACTAGCCAGGGTCAGGCACAGCGCCTGGGACAGTGGATCCTGCTGACGTCGCGCTACGAGACGGAGACCGTATCGTTCTCGGTCGGCATGGACCATGCGCTGGTGCAGCCCGGGAGCATCGTGCGCATTGCCGATCCGTCCCGCGCCGGCCGGCGCATCGGCGGCCGCATCCGCTCGGCGAGCGGCAACTCGGTGACGCTGGATAAGGCGGACCAGGTGGCAGTGGGCGACACGCTCATCGTCACGTTGCCTTCCGGCGTGGCACAGAGCCGCACGATCGGGGCGGTGGATGGGAACACCGTCACGGTGACCGGCGCGTGGAGCGAGCCACTCAAGCCGCAATCGGTGTGGGCAGTGGAGAGCGCCGAGCTGAAGACGCAACTCTTCCGGATCATCTCGATCGCCGAAGGCGACGGCATCAACGCGGACATCACGGCGCTGCAGTATGAGCCGCAGAAGTTCGGCGCGGTCGACCACGGCACGCGCATCGATCCGCGGCCGATCACCGTGATTCCGCCGTCGGTGCAGCCGCCGGCTACCAACGTTGCGCTGTCGACCTATTCGACCATCGACCAGGGGATTGCCGTCACGACGATGGTGATCAGCTGGACGCCGGCCGACAAGGCAATCGCCTACGAGGTCGAATGGCGGCGCGACAACAGCGAATGGGTGAGGGCAGGCCGCACTGGCTCGCAGAGCCTCGAGGTGCGGGGCATCTACGCCGGCACCTATGTGGCCCGCGTGCGCGCCATCAACGCGCTGGACGTGCCGTCGATCCCGGCCTACTCGCCGGAGACCGTGCTGCAGGGCAAGACCAGCCCGCCGCCGGCCGTGACGTCGCTGGTGGCCACCGGCCTGATCTTCGCGATCCGGCTGGACTGGGGTTTCCCGACCGGGCCACTGGACGTGGAGCGGACCGAGATCTGGTACAGCCAGACGAACAGCCGGGAGGACGCCATCAAGATGGCGGACTTCGCCTACCCGCAGAACAGCCACACGATCATGGGGCTGGCGGCGGGAGCGACGCTGTACTTCTGGGCGCGTCTGATCGACAAGAGCGGAAACGTTGGTCCGTGGTATCCGAACACGAACAATGGCGTGGCGGGGCAGGCCAGCTCGGATGCAACCGAGATCCTCGACTACCTGGCAGGGCAGATCGGCGAGACACAGCTCGCGCAGGACCTTATCTCGAAGATCGATCGGATCGACCCGCCGTTCGCCGGCAGCATCGACGACTACGCGGGCGACTCGGGTGTCTTCGCTGGGATCGTGTCGGTGCAGTCGCTGATGCAGGAGGCCGACATGGCGTTGGCCGCGCAGCAGACCACGCTGCAGGCCACGCTCGACGGCAACACCGCGCAGGTGCAGACCACCGCGCAGGCGTTGGTCGCGCTCGACGGGAAGATCTCGGCATCGTACACGATCAAGGTCGGAGTCACCGCGGACGGTAAGTACTACGGCGCCGGCATGGCGATCGGGCTCGACAACGAAAGCGGCGTCGTGCAGTCGCAGGTGCTGTTCCAGGCTGACCGGTTCGCGCTGCTCAATCTGGTCAACGGCCAGATCTCGGCGCCGTTCGTCATCCAGAACGGGCAGACCTTCATCAACCAGGCATTCATCGGCAATGCCTCGATCGGGTCGGCGAAGTTTGCCGACTGGCTCGAATCTGACGCCGTGAACAGTCTGGGACAACGGGTGCTGAGGCTGAACTTCCGGACGGGTGCCATCGAGTTCAACGCTGCCAATGGCTCAGGCCGGCGCGAAAGCCGGGCCACCTACGAGAAGTACTTCAACGGCTCGGAGAGCTTTCCCCGGGTGCAGATCGGCGATCTGAGCGCGTGATATGGCCACCTACGGAATCAGAGTTCGAGATGCCGCGGGCAATATCACGCTCGACACCAGCTATCGTGCCGGGCGGATCATCGGCATGCTTCAAAGCGGAACGAACCCGGGGAGCATCAACGTCCCGGGTTTCTCTCAAGGAGAAGGGTTCGCGATCGCGGTGCCATTCCAAGGTTCAGGTGTGTTCTGTCCTACTGTTACCGTGTCTGGGACAACCCTGTCATGGGACTGGAATGGCAATGGAATTGGGTACCGTTCCGATTCCCTAATTGTCTATGGTGTCCGCTGATGTCGTTTGGCTTCCGAGTTCTTAACGACTGGGGGACGGTGCTGATTGACGACACGTTCGCCAATCTTGCGCTCATGTCCATCACCAACTACACGACGGTGCCCACGACCAGGTGGGGCGGGAGCGATCTGACGTTCTCGTTCACGTCCCAGTTTCCGATCTTCGCGTTCCGGTGCGAGACGGCTTATGCGACCGTCATTTCTGTCCATCAGAGTGGGAATACCTATACGGTCGGCATGCGGTGTTCTGGTAGTCCGGGGACCGCGATTCGGGTCTATCTGTTCGATCGTCCAACGGCGCCGACGAGCGGCTGGGGGATCAGGGTACGCGACGGAAATGGAGCCATCACATTTGACTCGGGGTATTCGTACATGCGCCTCGACGGCGTGTATGCGACCGACTACGTGTGGCAGGCAAAGACATGGACGCTCCCAGCGGGAAAGCAGTACGCCGTAGTGCAAGGCGGGCTTATCTACAACTCCCAATGGATTTCACCTGTGCCGCCGACGGATCCGGGTGCGCGGGGGGACATCGTCACAGAAGTCAGCGGCGTGAAGCTCCAAGGGAACATCATGGAGGCCTACTACTACATCGAGCACGTGATCCCGAGCCAGCCCTTCTACAGCGGCGCGTACGGTGGCATTGCGTCGTATCTACTCGTCGACGTGACAAACATGGGATAGCTATTCGCTGCCGATCTTGAACGACCTGCCGCCGAGGGAGCGAATGCGAAGGATCTCCGCGTCCTTGGCCGCTTTGTCGGCCTGGATCATGCGAGCGCGAGCGTCGGCGCAGCTTGCCGCTTTTGCCTCCAGACAGTCGTAATAGGCCTTGCCAGCGCTGCGCGCGATTTGCGCTGGATCGTTCGGGTTTGGCTCGATGGCGCGAGGCGCGTACGAACCGCAAGCGCAGAGAGTGGCTGCAACCAGCGTCGCCGGCGCAAGGGTGAAGATGCCTTTCATTGTGACCCTCGGTGTTTCTCGTTTTGGTGTTCTCGGCCTATGCCGGCACCGTCATGGTACTGACGGCACAGCAATGAAGTACCCCACCATCGTGGGATGCAGACGCTTCTGCAGGCCTTCATCAGAGGCGTCTGCAGGATCGTAGTGAGAGGTAAGGCGGTTTACAAGCGACACGAGTCGCACGGCGGCGAGCCCGCCAGAAAGACGAAAGCCCTGGCTGCGCGAACAGTCCAGGGCTTTCTTGTTTCCACCCCTTGGATCGGACAAGGAGCAGAACCTGAATGAAGTATAGCAAGGGGAAGTTTCGCATGACAAAGGAAGGTATCGACCTCGAGGCAGTGATCTCGCCATGGCTGAGAGCATGCATCGGCATTGCGATCTTGCTTCTGGCAGCCACACCGCTGGTCTACGTCATTCGCTGGTGGTGAGCGATGAAGGTCACGGGCGAACTCGACGCAGAGGGAGCGAAGCAGTACGCCGCGCGGCTCGGCGTGGCTTACGTGATCGGCTCCATCGGTGCGGTGTCCGCTGGCATTGCCGCCTTGGTTTGGGCGATCCGCTGGTGGTGAGTGCCAGCGCGACGCTATCTTAGAGGCCCGCCACAGAGCGGGCATTTTCATTTCTCGGGGCCTAAATGCGACAGATCAATCCCGTCGAAGCAACCAGCTACGCTGGCGCCATCACGTCCATCGGTGCGTCTCTCACGCTCACCGACATCGGCATCATTGTCGGCATCGTGACGGCGCTCCTGACCTTCGGGCTCAATGCCTGGTACATGCGCCGGAAGGACAGTCGCGAAGTCGAGGAGCACGCGGCCCGGATGCGATCGCTCGGAGGCAACCATGAAGAATGACCTCCGCGCGCGGCTGATTGCGACCGGTATTGCTGCGGCCGTCCCGCTTGTTGCTGCGTTTGAGGGGCTGCGCCGAACTGCTTACCTGGACCCGGTCGGTATCCCGACGGCATGCTTCGGCGCGACGAAGGGAGTCCGGCTCGGCCAGGTCTACACGCGCGAGCAGTGCGACGACCTACTGGCGAAGGATCTGCTTGAGGCGAATGCTGGCGTCGACTCGTGCGTGCGCGTGCCACTCACCGTTGGCCAGCGAACCGCATTCGTGTCGTTCACCTACAACGTCGGGCGTGGCGCGTTCTGCGGGTCGACGCTGGTCCGCAAGCTGAACGCCGGCGACTACGTGGGCGCCTGCAATGAGCTGCCGCGCTGGGTCTACGCCAAGGGCGTGAAACTTCCCGGGCTTGTGAACCGTCGCGAGCAGGAGAGGGCGCTATGCCTTGGGTGAAGATCGGAATCGGAGCCGGCGTGCTGGCGCTCGCCTTCCTGGCAGGCTGGTGGGTCAACGGCTGGCGCAAGGATGCGGAGCTGGCCGAGCTGACTGCGGCTCGCGCGCAGGCCGACCTAGCGACGGCGAATCAGGCGCTCGGCGATCTGAGGGCCGCCGGCGCTGACATCCGTGCCCGGGCCGACGAGTACCGCGGCATCACCACCGAGCTGGGCGCCGCGGCCAGCGCCATCCGGAAGGAACTGAAGAATGCGAAGCCTTTGCCTGCTGATTGCCGCCCTGACGATTTCCGGGTGCGCAAGCTGTCCGACGCCGTCGACGCTGCCAAGCGTGCCGCCGCCGCTCGATAGCGCGCTGGCGGCGCCATGCGTGGTGCCGGACGCCCCGCCGGCGGCCGACTATGACGTCTGGCAGGACTGGATGGTCGTGGTACTGGCCGCACTTGGCGACTGCGCGGCACGGCACCGAAAGACGGTCGAGGCGTGGCCTAGCTAGCCTCACTCTTGCTCTGACGGTCCCGAGCGCCGGGCTGCGCGGCGATCAGCTCCTTGCGAACCTCCCAAAAGAGTTGCGCAATTTGCCGACTCGGGCTGATGGTGAGAAATTGGGCGTGCGGCTGCCTGGAAGCCGAAGCTTTCTGACTGGCGAATACGGCGGCAGCGAGGGATGCGGCAACCTGGTTCACGTCTTCCATGTCAGTCCTCCTCAATCGTTGTTGGCTTGGCTGACTGCAAACGAATCGCCAGCCGTCAGCATCGTGGACGAAAGGACCGCGTTCGGCCAACCCCTCTAACGTGCGGTTCTAAGTCTGACCGGCGTCGGAATCCCAGGCGCCATGCACCGGCTCGGCCCGGTAGGCTGCCCAGAACACGTGCGAATGCTTGTGGTGGCGTGCCGTCCTGCGCTCGAAGAAGATCCGAACGCGACCTTGGTATTCGGTGTCAACCTCTGCCTCCGCGTGCTCCGGGCCCGTGCGAGTGGGCGGAGGTAGGGTCTGCATCGCCTCGGCGACCTTGTGGCCGCCGACGTAAGTCAGGATCCCGGCCTTAGCCGTTGCCCGCGGCGTAGGGTTGGAGGAGGGAAGTTGGCAGCCGTTGGCGAGTTTGCTGTTGCCCAT